AAGAGGACCTCGCCCAGGAGCAATGGCGCATCCTCACGGACCTCGGGATGGACGATGTCCTGTGGGAGCTCCTCACGGCGCTCGACTACGGCTTTGCGGTGGCCGAGAAGGTCTACTCCGCTGACGGGGGCCTGCACCTGGACGCGATCAAGGTGCGGGCGCCCCATGACATCGAATTCGACCAGGAACCCACTGGGCAGATCCGGTGGATTCAGCAGCAGCAGGGCGGAAGTCGGGCGGATATGCCGCCGAGCAAATTCGTTCATTTCGTCGCCCAGCCAGAATTCGACAACGCCTACGGCCGCGCCATCCTGCGCGAGTGCTACAAGCCGTGGTGGTACAAACTGAATTTCACGCAGTGGTGGGGCATCTTCGCGGAGAAGCTCTCCATTCCGCCGATCATCGGGAAGCATCCGGCGAGCGAGGCCAATCGGGCCGCGTCGGTCATGGAGAAGCTGAGGAAATTGCAGGCGGACGCCGTGCTCACTGTTTCGGAGGGGTGGGACATCTCGACGCTGGAGACGCAACGCGACCCCCGGGCAGTCTTTGAGTCGGCGGTCAACCACTTCGACCTGTGCATTTCCCGCGGCATCCTCGTGCCCGAGAAGTCGGGCTACAGCGGGGGCGAGACGAAGGCGGGGTCCTACGCGCTCTCGAAGACGCAATTCGACTCGTACCTGTTCGTCCTGCAGATGTTCCGCCGCCGATTGGAGCGGACGATCCAGCGGCAGGTCATGGACGAGATCACGGAGTTGATGGCGCCGGGGGCGGAGCCGCCGCAATTCAAGCTCCTGCCTTTGACCGAGGACAACAAGCAGGCGCTCGCGGAAACGTGGATCAAGGCGGTCACCAGTGGGGCGGCGTTGACGACGATTCAGGACGAGAACCACCTGCGGGAGGACCTGCTGGGGTTCCCGCCGCGGGAGGAAGTGCCCGAGATTGACGGGCAGGGGCCGCGGCAACTGGGCGGGTTCACGCCCCCGGACCCGGCGGACCTGGCGGACCCCACCAGGGACCAGGTGGAACCGAAAGCCGACATGACGGCGCTCGTGCAGCGGTTGCGGGGGATTGCGGTCGAGTCGGTCCCGGTGGCGCTGCGGGAGCAGCATGCGGAGTTGCTCCGTGCTACCGCCGGTCTGTAATCCGCTCGCGCACCTCGCCTCGCTCGTTCAGGCGCATCTGGACGAATTGGCCGAGTCACGGACACCCACGCCGGCCGAGCATGAGGCAGGCCAGACCCTCGACGCCGAGACGAGTGCGTTCGCGTTGGCCCTCTCCGACCTCATGCCCGATGTTCTCGCGGCGGTCCGGAAGAAGGCCGAGAAACTCCCGACGACGGCGAAGGCCATTCGAGACCTGAGCATCCCCGAGCCCGTGGCGGCGAAGGTGCGCAAGGTGGTGGATGCCGCCCTCAACCGTGCCTATGCGGCGGGGCAACGGTCCATCGGGCGGGCCATGCGCACGTCGACGACCCGGTTTACTGAGGCGCAAGCGGACGTGATCGAGACCTTCGTCACGCGGGGCGGACTCATCGGCCCTCGGGCGCGCGACTTCTTCCGCAACAAGGCGTTCTGGGTCACGGGCCTTATGCTGGACGATATTTTGAAGCGCGGGCAAACGGTGCTGTTCAATGCGCTCAAGCAGGACAAAACCAAGGGGCAAGTGCTCTACGAGCTCGACCAGGCCCTCGGGGAATACCTCCCGGAGCGCGATAGCCTCGGGCGGGCGGTGAACGTACCGCATCGGATCGAGACGATCGCACGGACGAACATCGCGGAAGCCGTCAACGAAGGCCGGTGGGCGGCGATGACGGACCCCGAGTTGGACGGGTTCATCACGCTCGTGCGCTACTCGGCCGTGCTGGACAACCGGACACGGGAGAACCACCGCGCGTGGGATGGCGTGACGTTGCCCCCGGATCATCCGGCGTGGTTCGGGCCGCCAGACTCGAGACCGCCGAATGGGCACAACTGCCGGTGCATCTTGGTGCCGATTAGCGCGGCGGATACCGACACGCCGCAGACCCCGGATGACGAGATCCCGACCGTGCCCGCGTCCGACCCGGGCTTCGAGTGAGCGTGTCAATTTTCCGTCTCACGATGGGGTCGGGTTAACAAAACCTCCGCGCATCCACGCACACTACGGGCAGCGTGGATACCTTCCCAATCGAAGTCTTCGCCACGGGCACGTGGGGTGGTCGCACCTGGACCGATGCCGACCTGGATGCGATGGCGGCAAACTTCTCGAAGCTCGCCGGGCACATCAAGCCCCCGCTGAAGCTCGGGCATTCGGACAAGCAGATCCTCGGGCAGAAGGACGGGCAACCGGCGCTCGGGTGGATCGCGGGCCTGCAGCGGGTCGGCTCCAAGCTGATGGCCTCCGTCCAGGATGTGCCCGACGTGTTGAAGTCGCTGATCCAAAAGCGCCGGTACGCGCGGGTCTCGAGCGAGATCTATCCGAAGTGGGACATGACCTCGTGGGAGAAGAACCTGCAGAGCGGCGTGACCGGCCCGGTGCTCTCGGCGGTCGCGCTCTTGGGTGCGGACATTCCCGAGGTGAAGACGCTCGAGGACCTGGGGCGCCTGCTGGCGACGGAAGGCTTGACGTTCACGGAATGCACACTGGCCGAGGGGGCGGAGGCGGTGTTGTCGGGGGTTGAGGGGGCTTCCGTCCCCTCGCCTCCTGTCGCCGGTACGTCGCTCTTCGAGGGTCTGCAGGACGCGCTGTTTGTCTCGGCGTCGTCCGGGAGTGGTGTCTACGGCATCCCGTCGATCCACCAAATCGAGGCGACCGTGCGTCGCATCCTTGCGGAGACCTCCGCGCATCCACGCACACTAGGCGTCGTGACCGAAGACACAACCAAGGGGAGTCCGACCATGACTGCAGAGGACAAGGCCGTACTGCTGGACGAGTTGAAGGCGACGGCCCTCGCAGAGGCAACCGCTCTCATCGAGGCCGAGCGGCTCAAGATGAGCGAGCAGGCCAAGCAGACCGATGCCGAAATCAAGCGGCTCTCCGAGGAGAACGCGGCCAGCCGTCTGCGCGAGCAGGACGCGGCCCGGAAGGCCCTGCGGCTCGAGGCCGAGCGGTTCGCGGAAGGGCACGCCACGGGGAAGACCCCGCGGTTCGCCAATCCGACGCAGACCGCGCTGGCGGGCCGTCTGTTCGAGGCACTCGCCAGCCCCGACGTCGTGCTGACGACCGACGAGGCCACCACGCTGAAGCTCTCCGAGACGAAGGACCACACGGCACGCGACCTATTCGTCGCCTTCGTGCAGGCCATGCCGTCGCTCGCGCCCCTGACCCAGACCCTCTCGACGGGTGGGGTCACGAAGGCGGGCGGCGACGATCCCGCCGTGATCCTCAAGCAGGTTGCCGCCGACCACAAGCTCAATCTCAGCAACCCGGATGAGCGGGAGCGGGCCATCGTGCTGATGAACGAGCAGCACCCCAACGTGATCCCGGACTACCGGGTCACGCACTAAGGAGCGGGCATCATGAGCATCGAAGTCACCCTGGTCCCGGAACTGACCCCGACCGTCACGGCGGCATCGGATCTTTCGGCCCACAAGAACAAGTTCGTCCAAGTGCATGGCACGGGCGTCGTCCTCGCGGACGTGCGCTCGCAGACGTTCACCAAGACCTACGTCCTGCAGAACCAGCCGCTCTCGGGCGAGCCCTGCACGGTCAGTGGTGGCCCGAACGTTGCGAAGGTCATCGCGGGCGAGGCGATCACGCGCGGAGCGATCGTCCAGTGCATGAGTGCCTCGGGTCTCGCGGGCATCGTGCCGGTGACCTCCGGCGGGTGGCTCGCGCCCCTGGGGACGGTCGGGACGGCCTGGTCGACGGTGGCGGGCAGCGGCGAGTACCTCGCCGTGAAGCTGAACGCCTAACGGAAGGGTTGAGGGGACACCACCATGAACATGCCTCGCGAATTCCACATCGACAGCTACCTGAGTGGGTTGCTGATCGGGTATCGGCCCCGCAACTTCATTGCGGACCAGATTCTCCCGGTCGTGCCCGTCAACAAGCAGTCGAACGTGTACGCCAAGATCCTGAAGGACGACTGGTTCCGGAACGAGGTGGCGGATCGCGCCCCGGGAACCCTCGCGAACGAGATCGGCTACAAGGTCTCGAGCGATACGTACTTCTGCCCGAACTACGAGTTCCGGCACGGCATCCCGATCGAGACGATCAACAACGCCGACCAGCCGCATGCCCCAGCACAGCGGGGGGCGGAATTCATCGTCGATAAGTTGATGCTCAACTACGAGATCCGCACCGAGGACACGATCACCACCGGGGTGGGATCGACCTCGACGCCGACCACGTGGGGCGACTTCAACAACTCCGACCCGATGACCGATATCGAGGTGGCACAAGAGGCCATCCGGTCGACGACTGGGTATGTCCCCAACACGGCGATCATCCCGCGCAAGGTCTTCCTGAAGCTCCGCCGGCATCCCGACATCGTGCAGCGGGTGTTCCCCGGGGCCGGGATCGGCGGCACCGTCAACGTGGCGCAGATGGCTGACTTGTTCGGGGTCTCTAAAATCCTGGTCCCCGAGACGATCAAGAACACGGCGACGGAAGGCGCGGCCAATGCGTTCACGGACGTGTGGTCGACCCACGTGTCGCTCCTCTACGTCGACCCGAATCCGGGGCTCATGACGCCGACGTTCGGCATTGCGTTCCGTTGGAACGGGGACGGCATGTCTGCGGCCGGGCCGGGCATCTCGATCGAGCGGAAATTCGACGACGACCGCAAGGTGCAGTGGCTTCGCGGCGGGTACTACCAGGACGAGAAGATCGTGGCGGCCGAGCTCGGCTTCCAGATCAAGACCGGGATCACGGCGTAACATGGGCAAGGCCGTCCGCACGGATCAGGGGTGGCCGATGTACTTCGCGCGGCTCCCGCTCAAGACCGGGAAGGTCCAGTACCGCAAGGGGGACATGTTCCAGTTGCAGGACAAGGGCTACATCCGCGGGTTGGGCATTGCCTACGGGTTCCCCAATGCGGACGTGGTGCCGTTTGCGGCGCTGCCCTATTGCGAGACGGTGAACGTGCGGGATCGCCGGAACATGTACCAGGTCATTCAGCAGGGCATGAACGCCGAGGCCACGCGGAAACTCGTGACCGAGGCGGTGGGGTGAGCGATGGCGAAGTTCTGGGCTACCAAGAACCTTCAGATCGTGCAGGGGGCGGGCGTTCGGCAGACGGTCACCGGATCGAATGCGAACAATCAGTACCTAGGCGATACGCTCATCACCTCGCGCAATACGTTCGTGGGCGCTCCGGTGGTCACCGCAACGTCGCCAATCTTCATTCAGCCGCACTGGCTCGGACCCGCATCCTACGCCATTGGCGTCAATTTCCAGATCTCCAGCGTGCAGCCGGGCAGCGGATTCTACATCTCGACCATCAACTCGGTCGGATTCGGCGCGGCGTCTGCCGCCAGCGTCGCTTGCTGGTGGGAAGTCAAGCTGCGCTAGGCCCCCATGCCGGCGCCCCAAATCACGACCATCAGCTCCGGCTTTCGGGCGAGTACGGTCTTCACGCTCGATCGGTCTGACAAACCGTTCGTCGTGAGCGTCCCGAGCTACACGCCCATTGCGATCCAGGTGCAGGGAGCCTTGGCCTCGGATGCCACATCCGCGCAGTACGGCACGATTCACGGGCCGTTGGGCTCCACCGGGGCGATGACGGTGTTCTCGGGTGCAGGTCCCGCGTGGACCCCCCCCATCGTGACGGGGACGCCCTACCTCCGGTTGCTAGCGACGGCGAACGTGACCATTCCCGTTTCCCTGACCATTCTCGCTACCCAACTCCAGACGTAAGCATCCCCGGCGTATCCCCTATCTAGGGGACTAGTGCCAATTGCCGGCGCCATGCTATGGGGCGGACCCGCATGGGTGGTGGTGGGGTGTGGTTGTGAGCCCAGGGGCGTCGGGGTCTGGCCCTCCTCTGGACGTGTTCCTGACGTCCCTGGGTATTCCGCACGATGGGTTGACCCTCCAAGAGCGGTCCCTCGGGGGGAGTGAGACCGCCGCCATCTACGTGAGTCGGGCGCTTGCCGCCCGCGGGCATCGGGTGACGGTGTTCGCGCCGCTCCCGGAACGGCGGTTCGCGAACGGGCAGGTGGGCCGGGGCGGCCTGATGGACGGCGTGATGTGGGCGCCGCTCGAGCAATTCGTCCCCTACGCGAACGCCACGCCGCACGACGTCACGATCATCTCGCGGGATTTGAACCTGCTGCAGTACCAGTTTCTCTCGCCGCTCACGGTGTTCTGGTGTCACGACCTCGCGTTGAAGCGGATCCGGCAACCCATCGCGCAGTCGCTCTGGAAGCTCGCGGCGATCTACACCCTATCGGCCTGGCAGAAGTCGCAATACCTGCAGGTCTATGGCGTGCCCGAGTCGACCGTGGTGCAGACGCGGAACGGGATCCACTTGGACGCCTTCCTGCCGCTCCGGGGTTTGCCCCGTGACCCCTGCAAGCTCGTGTATGGTTCGCGCCCCGAGCGGGGCCTGGACGCGGCGTTGCACATCATGGACCGGCTCGCGCGGGCGGGCTCGCCGCTGCGGCTCGAGGTGTCCCAGTACGACCACGACGGGTTGGCGCCGCAGATGCAGGGGTTCTATCAGCACCTCTACCAACGCGCGGCCGCACTCCCGAATGTCGTGATCAAGGGGGCGCTCACGCAGGCGCAGTGGCGCGAGCAGTTGGCGACGGCGCGGGCGTGGATCTATCCGGGGTGCCCGGGGGACTTCCGCGAGATCAGTTGCATTGCCGCGATGGAGGCGCAGGCGGCCGGCACGCCGTCGGTGGCGATCGGCAAAGGGGCCGTGCCCGAGACGTTGAACGGGGCCGGCTTGATCGTCGGGGATGAGTCCACCGATCCGCTCAGTGCCGCGCACCTCGATGCCTTCACGGCCGCGCTGGTCGGGCTCACGAGCAACGACCTCCAGTGGCAGATGCTCCACAAGCGGGCATTGGAGAATGCCCCCGGACTCGACTGGGCGGGTGTTGCGGAGCAGTGGGAGGCGGACTGGCTGGCGCGGTTCGATCGCAGCACGGCCGATGCGTACCGGATGCGGCGGCATTTCGAGCGCCACGGGGACCACGAGGCGGTGCGGGAGTTGGGATTGTGAAAGGCGAGCGCAGGTGTCCGCGCTGGTGGTGTCGCCTGTCGCAGTGGTTGGGAGGCGGTGGCCTGCTGTTGGGCAAGGAATTCTGCCAAAATTGCGGTTCACGGTACGTGCTGCGACTTTTCTGCATCCAATGCCCTGAATGCAACGGGGACGTGTGGAGCAGGGACCGCCACTGTGGCGGGTGTGGGCGACGTATCACCCGACGCGATTGGCGGACGGTCTCCGCATGACCTTCGACGCCTGGCTGCAGACGCTCGGGGCAAAGGCCCAGCGCGAGCACACGGTCTGCGGGGAAGTGATCGTCCCCGCGAACGTGTCACCCGGCATCGTGCAGGCCATCTGTGACGCGAACCTCGTACCCGTCATCTGCGACGTCACGCCTGGGTGCTACGTGCTCGAGGCGCAGCATATGTGGCGGGCGGTGATCGAGCGCACGGTGGGGATCTATGCGCCGTGGATGTACGGGAACGTGCCCGACCTCGCGAACCTGCGGAAGTTCACGGACACGTTTGGGGTGGAGGTGTACGCGCCAAAGCCGGGGTGGCTCGGGGAGAAGTGGCGCACCTTCGATCCGCTCTACGAGGTGGCCGCGCGCTATGTGCAGCACGTCGCGACGCCTGCGACTGTGCTTGATACAGGCCATGACCCCAACTGGCTGATGTTCCCCCTCGTCTTTGATGTCCCCGAACGGCTCGCGATCTTCCGCGAGGTGGCGCGGACGGCGTATCTCGATGGCATGCTGGGCGATGTCACGGCGGATGCGGCGGGGGATACCTGGGGCGCGTGGGTGAAGGTGGGCGACCTCCCAGGCGCGCAACAGTGCGGCACCTGTGGCGTCCTGGTCGGGCTCTCGACGCCCCCGGACATACTGGACGACGCCCTCAAGGCCGCATGCCGGTCAAAGTAAGTGGCTTCGAGAAGCGACATGGCCGTGGGGTGCCGCGCTTCACGACCTCGGATGGCCAGGAGTTGGACAGCGAGATGGATTGGAGTTCCTAAGCGACCCGCTGGTGTTGCGCTACCTGCACACGGCGGCGAGCGAGGGGATGCGGGTGGCCGTGCGGAAGCGGTGCCTGCATCTGGCCGAGGTGCTCGCGTGAGCACGCTGGCCCTCTCGTGTCTCTATGCGATCCGCAATCGGGCGGACCTCTTCGCGCGCACGCTGGATACCTACGTCCTGCAGGCCCTCTGCGGGGGCTACGAGATTCTGGTCCTCGATGACCGCTCGACGGACCATCTCAAAGAGGTGTGCGCCTACTACCACGACCGCTGGGGGCTCCCGCTCCGCTACCTCGGCTTGGACGTGACCCGCTGCGGACTCCCCGTGGGGCGGTGCGCCGATGGGAGCAATAGCCCCGTCGTGGCGTGGAACGTGGGCATTCAACAGGCGCGAGGTACGCGGGTGGCTATCTCGTCCCCTGAGGTCTGCCACCGGGGCTGGGACAACCTGCTGCACTTGGCCGACGCCACCCATCCCGCAGAGGGCATCGTGGCCAACGTCTACGACCATACCTGGGCGGGCACCGAATTCGGCGGCTGGATCGGCGGCGGGCCGAAGCAACGGCCGCTCCCGTTCCTCGCATCGTACGATCGCGACATGCTGCTGGCGATCGGCGGCTTCGAGGAAGCCTTCATGGCGGGCCGCGCCTTCGACGACAACGAGTTTGCGGAGCGGTTCGAGCTCAACGGGGGCGTGTACCGCTACGTGGCGCCGCCCGAGCTCTGCGCGGAGCATCTGCCCCATGCTCGGGCGCCCATCGGGGACGCCGACCACGTGAATGCCGCGATACGCGAGCGGCTCCGAGGGCAGCGCATCGCGAACGTCGGGCACCAGTGGGGCAACCCTGCGTGCATCGTGGAGGTGAGCGTGTGAAGACGCTGCTCCTCGCCCCGCGGCTCCGCTTCCGCGCGCAAGATGTCGTCAAGCCCGACGGCTCCCTCGCGCTCCCCTATCTCGCGGGGGGACTGCGGGAAGCCGGGCTCCCGGTCGAGATCGTCGACTGCTGTGTCGGCACGGACGCGGACGACCTCGCGACCACCTTTGCCTCGCGGGATGTGGGCCGCGGCATGGTCGAGGTGGGCGTATCGGATGACCGCCTAGCCGAGCTGGTGCGCGGCTACGACGTGATCGGGATCACCAGCATTTTCACGATGCAGACGACGGCCATTCTCGCGATGCTGGCGGTCATCCGGGAGGCGAATCCTCGGGCGTTCATCCTCATGGGCGGCGTCAACGCGCGGGCGCTGGCGCGGCGATTCTTCGACGCTGGGGTTGCGGGCATCGCAGCGGGCGAAGCGGACGGGCCGGCTGACGGCATCGTATGGGCGGCACAGTGGGTCTATCACGCTGGGTGCGCGCTCGGCCCGCCATCATCCCCGCGCGGCTGGTTTGGCCCCAATGCCTTCACTGGCCAGCCGGACGTGGTGAATGACTTGGATCGACTCCCCATGCCGGCGTGGGACCTCATGCCCAACGCCCGCTACTGGGAAATCGGGCGCCCGCACGGCGGAGACTTCCCGCCGGGTCCGATTCGGTATGCGAGCCTCATGACCTCGCGCGGCTGTCCGTTCACGTGCTCCTACTGCCACATCAGCAAGGAAACAGCCGACGACCCGAGCGGCCCCATTGGCACGTACCGCGTGAAGTCTCGCGCCCGTGTCCGCGAGGAGCTCGCCAACCTGAAGGCCCTCGGCGTCGAGTGGGTCTTCGTCGAGGATGATTCCCTGCTCGCCAAGAAGAAGCGGGCCTTCGAGCTGATGGAAGACTTCGCCGCGACGGGCCTCCGCTTCGCGGACATCAACGGCGTCAACCTGGCCCACATGATCGTGCGCGAGGGACCGGGCTACGCGATCGACCGCGCCCTGCTCCGAGCCATGCGGCAGGCGGGCTTCGAGAAGTTGTCGCTCCCCTTCGAGTCGGGGAGCCAGCGGATTCTCGACACCTACGCCTCGCGCAAGTGGCGCACCGACCTCGTGCCGCATGTCCGCCTGGTGGAGCTCTGCCGGGAGGAAGGGATTACCCCGCTCGGGAACTACACGATCGGCTATCCCGACGAATCCCTGGACGAGATGCTGGCGACCATCGGGATGGCGCGGGACCATGTGCGGGCGGGCCTCGCGGTCGCGTCGTTCTTCTGCATCGTGCCGTTCCCGGGCACGCAACTCTTCGATGACACGCTGGCCAGTGGCGCGCTCGCGCCGGACTGGTCGCCGGACACGATGAATTGGACGATGGCGAATTGGGCAAAATCGACCGTACCGGCGGACACGATCAATGCCGTGCGGCGGGTGGCGTGGGAGCTCGTGAACGATCCGGCGTTCGTGGGCAGCCGGAAGGCCATGAGTGGCCAGGGGGTGGCCGCATGCTGACGCTGGCGGATGTGTGCGCGAGCCTCTCCGACGATCCCGGCCGGGACATGGACGCGCACTTGCTTGTGCTCTACTCGATCGCGCGCTTTCTGCCGGCGACCCGGCTGACCATCGAGATCGGGACCGACGATGGCTCGAGCACCATGCCGCTCTTGCTCGGGACGGCGCAGATGGGCGGGCGCGTCCTCTCGATCGACCCGGCCCCGTGCCCCACGGCGCATGCGCGGGTCCAGGCGTCGGGCTACGCGGCGCACTGGGAGCATCGGCAGGCCCGCTCGATCGATGCGGCGGTGCGTGTCGAGGACGTGTCGGTCGACCTCCTCCTGATTGACGGGGACCATTCGCCCACGGGCGTGCGGACGGACTGGTGCGCCTACGAACGGAAGGTGCGTCGGGGCGGCATCATCCTCTTCCACGATGCCCTCAATGCGCGGGATTTTCCGGGGATCGCGGAGCTCATCAACAAGGAGATTCGGCCCTACGGGCAGCGGTGGGAGTGTGCGACGTTGCCGTGGGGGTGGGGGCTGACGGTGGTGGTGAAACAGTGAGCACGGTTTACGCCACGAACAAGCTCGCGTGGCATCCCGCCGTGCTCGACAACCTGCGCGCGGCGGCGCCGCAAGCGCCGGTGCTCGTGCAGATCATGCCGACGCATGTGTGCAACCAGTGCTGCCAGTTTTGTACGTATGGTAGCGGGCCAGAAAACTTGCGCGCCAAGACGGTGAATCCGGCGAAGGCCCTGTGGAAGAATCAGCAACTCTACGACACGCGCGCATCCCTCTCCGAAGCGAAGATGCTTGAGACCGTGGCGTGCATGGCGCGCATGGGCGTGGCGGCCGTCGAGATCACGGGTGGGGGAGAACCCACGGTCTATCCGCACTACGATGCGCTCGTGGCGGCCCTCGCGGACACCTCGATGGAGGTGGCGCTCGTGACCAATGGCACGCGGATGACGCCGGAACGGGCGGACGCCCTGGGGCGGCTTCCGTTCGTCTGGGTGCGCGTGAGTATCGACGCGGGCACGGTCGAGGACTACTGCCGCATCCGCAACGTGCCGCCGAGCCACTGGACGCGCGCCTGGGATGCCGTGCGCCGCTTGGCGGAGCAGAAGCGCCAACCCTACGCGCACGCGGAATCCACGGTGGGCATCGGGTTTGTCGTCGACCGGGACAACTGGCGCGGCGTCTACGAGGCATGTCGGCTCGCGAAAGACGCGGGCGCCGACAACATCCGGATCAGTGCCAGCTTTACCCCGGACGGCATGTCGCGGTTCGATAGCGAGTGCTTGACCAGCGTCCCGGCGCAAGTGGCGCAGGCGAAGCGCGAGCTCGAAGACGCCACCTTTACCGTCAACGACCTCTCGGGGGAGCGGTTCCACAACCTCGTGCTCGGCCGGCAAGA